GTGCGGGTACAGGCGGGCTACACCAGCACGCCCCAGGCGTCGCCGGGGGGTGCGCCCGCGTCGAACTCTACGTGCAGCGCGGTGAAGGAGGTGCCCGTCACGTTGATGAACGCACCCCCGGCCGGGACGCCCGGCGTCGGCAGGCGGCGCAGCGTGCTGCGGCCCGGCACGCCCGCCAGCACGGCGTCGCGCGCCACGGTCCAGCCCGCGCGCACGGCATAGGCGCGGGGCGCCAGGCGCACTGGGCGACCGGTCGCGATGGCGCGGTCCAGCGCGTCGGTGTCGTCATGCGCGCCGTCGCCCAGGGCGCCGAAGGCCTCGGGCGTCACGGCGTCGGCCAGCCAAGCCGACAGGTCCCGCGCGGCGCCACCGGGAGCGGCGGCGCGGTGGGCGGACAGGTCGATACCGCGGAGCGCGCCAAGGCCCGCCATCAGCGTGGCATAGGGCAGGGCCGCGTCGGCGCCGGATTGGGACAGCGGCACCAGGTCGGTCGGCGCGGGCGGCGCCGCGGCGGGCAGGGCCGCGACGGCGTATGGCGCCGCACCGGACAGCACGCCGCCTTGCAGGCGCAGCCCGGCGCCCAGGCCGATGCGCTCCGGCGCGCCTACACCGGGGCTGGCGCGGCCCAGCAGGGTGCCGGCGGGCAGGGACAGCGCGGGTTGCAGGCCGGCGACCATTTGCGCGCGGGTGGCGCGCAGCACGCGGCCGCCGCGGCTGACGGGCACCAGGTCGTCGTCGGCGGCGGCGGCGGCAGGGTCCAGGTCGTCGATGGTGGGCATGGGGTCAGGCTCCCTTGGTCAGCAGCGGGCGGCCCATGCCGTCCTGGACGGCGGCGCCGGATTCGGTCTGCAGGATGCCGGGCTGGGACAATGCGCCGGACAGCGCCTGGACCGGCAGCAGCACGGCGCGGGACAGCACGCGCCCGGCCTGCGTGCCGATGGTGAGCGTGACGGTGTAGGTCGTGCCGGCAAGGCCGCCGCCCAGCCACAGCACGGCGCGCGCGCCATCGGCGGCGGCCGACACGACCGCGACGCCGCCGGGGTCGGCGGGGATGATGGACACGTCCAGCGTCGCCACGGCATCGCCGTCCGCGCCGGTCAGCGCCGGGGCGATGTCGAACTGGTAATCCAGCACGTCGGCCGGGTCCTTGACGGGCCAGCTCGGGCGCGGGACCGGGCGGGCGCCGCGGGGGGCCGGCACGGCGCCGTCCAGCACCAGCACGCGGGCGGCGCTGGGGCGGTACAGGTGGTTGGCGGGGGTTGGCATGGAGGATGCTCCTGCTAGGGGTGTCATTGCGAGGAGCGCAGCGACGCGGCAATCCAGGGGCGGCAAGGGCTTGCGCTGGCGGCCCCTGGATTGCCACGCCGCAAGTGGCTCGCAATGACGCAGTCCGTTGGCGGTCAGTACTCGACGATCACCACGCCGGCGGCGCCGCTGCCGCCGGGGGAGTTGTCGCCATAGCCACCGCCGCCGCCGCCGCCGGGGCCGCGGGCGCTGTTCTGCGGGCCGCCGCCCAGCGCCGCGCGCCCGCCGCCGCCCAGCGCGCTGGCGCCGCCCAGCCCGGCGGGGATGCCGGCCAGGATCGCGCCGTCCCCGCCGCCGCCGCCCGCGCTTTGCAGCAGCCCGGCCAGGCCCAGCCCGCCCTCGCCGCCGCGGCTGTCGGGGTTGCCGGAATGCCCGCCCGTGCCGCCGCCTGCGGCGATGCCCGGGGGCGTCTGGCCGCCGAACCAGCTTGCCCCGCCGACCACGCCGTTGATGCGCGGCGCGGCGCCGGGTCCGCCGGCGCCGACCTGGATGGGGACCAGGGCGCCGGGCTGCACGGCCACGACGCCCTCGGCATAGCCGCCCGCCCCGCCACCGCCGCCGCCGAAGTCCGCCCCGCCGCCGCCGCCGCCCGCGCCGCCGCCCACCACGCGCACCCGGGCGCGGCGCACCAAGGGCGGGACGCGCCAGACGGTGGTGGTGCCGAACGCCTCCTGCCGGCTGAAGCCCGGCGCCAAGCCCGGCAGGGTGAAGGGCAGCATGGGGCCGCCGGGCAGGGGCTGCACATCGACCGGCACCGTCAGCGGCCGGCCGAAGTAGGTCATGACGGTGTGCAGCCCGACCCAGCCGGGGTCGGCGGCCGGCGGCTGCGGGTCGCCCAGCGGCTGCGGCTGGCCGGGCTTGGCGGAGAACTTGACGCGCATCACCCGCTGGGTGTTCTGCGCCTGGCCGCCGTTGCCGGGGCCGCTCCAGGGGACGGCGGGGTTGCCGGCGTTCCAGTACGGCAGCGCCACCGGCCCGGCGTCGTGCGGGTCCAGCGCGGCCTGGATCAGCCAGGTCAGCGCATGGTCCCCGTCTGGCGGGCCGGTGAAGGTCAGGGTGACGAACTCCCGGTTGATGCCGGTCTGCACCAGCGGCACGGGGTCCGCGCCCAGCGCGCCATAGGGCGTGGCGTCGGTGGCGGCGAGCCAGGTCAGGCTGCCCGGCCCGACCACGACGGCCCAGCCCGCGCCCACTGGCACGCAGGCCAGGCCGTCCGCCACCGGCCCCTCCCCCAGCACGGCGCGGGACAGCGCGCCCAGCGCCAGCAGGGTGTTGCGCTGGACCCGCAGCAGGTCGGTGTCGAGCGGGATGGAGCCGGGATAGACGATCTGTCGGTCCAAGGGGGGCCTCCGTGTAGGGATTTGTTCACTGGGGATTGCGTAGGATCGCCGGGGGTTTACCGTCACGGGTCCGGGAACAATGGAGACCACCGATGCGACTGATCCTTGCCGCCGCCCTGTTGGGCGCGTTTGCGTCCCCTGCCCTGGCGCAGAAGGCCGGGGGCACCATTGAGGTCGGCGACTGGAAGGTGGTCGATAGCCGCAACGACGACGGCAGCTTCAAGTCCTGCATCGCCACGCTGACATACGAGGACAAGTCCATGGTCGGCTTCGCCGCCACCAAGGCCGGCGAGACCTTCTTCCTGGTGATGGAGCCGGACGCGAAACTGACCGAGGGCAAGATCTACCCGGTGCGGTTCCAGGTGGACGGCGGCAAGGCGGTGCTGGGCCAGGGCGTCGCGGCGGACACCCACATGGTCGTCGTGCCGGTCGAGAACCCCAACAAGGTGTTCACCGACTTCGCCGCCGGCAACGCGCTGACGCTGGAGGTGGCGGAGAAGGAATACGAGGAGCCGCTGGTCGGCTCGGCCGCAGCGATCAAGGCACTGGGGGCCTGCGCGGGCCGGGGCCAGGGGGGCTAAGCGCCCCGCACCCAAGCCGCGCCGCCAGCCGGCAGCGCGGCGGCCAGGGCGGCGCGGGCGTCAGGCGTGTCGGGTTGAAGCGTCACCAGGCACTCCAGCGGCATCTGCAGGGACCCCCAGCCGCCGGCCACGCCCCAGGCCAGGCCGGGGCCGTTATAGACCCCGGTGTCGGGGGGCCGCGCCGGCTCGAACACCCGGGCGGTGCTGCCGGCCTCCGCCGCCGCGTCCAGCAGCCCGGCGCGGGTGGCGCGGGCGCGGCGGAGCGCACGGGCGATACGGGCGCGGTAAGGGTCGTCGGCCTCCCCCGCGCGGCGCGGCAGGGTGCCGCCGAACAGGTCGGCGCCAGCGCCATCCAGGAACGCGCCGGTCGCGGTGGCGATGCGCGATTGCCGGCGCACTTCCTGCAACAAGGCGTATAACCCGGACCAGGGCGACGCCAGGCCGGACAGCAAGCCATCCAGCACAGGGGCGTCGTCGGCGAACCAGCGCCGGGGCAACGCCAGGCGCAGGCGGCGGAGGATGTCCGTCCCGTCGCCCCTCATGCCAGCACCACCGTAACGGTGCCGGGCCGGATCAGGCCGTGGCCCGGCACCGCCAGGTCGGCGGCCAGCCCGTTGAGCAGGACCTCCCGCACGCTGGCCACCGCCGGGTCGGCGTCGTGGGTAACCTGCACCAGCCGGGACCGCGCCAGCCCGGCGCCGGTAGGCAGCGCCGCCAGGGTGGCGATCACCGCCGCTTGCACCGCGGCGCCGGTGGCCGGGCCGGACAGGGTGATCCGCACGTCGGTCTGCAGCACCAGCGGGCCGCGGACGGAATAGGTGGACCCGACAGGCCGCACCGCCTCGATGGCGGCGCCCGCGGCGGCCAGCAGATCCGCGCCGGGGGCGCCGGTGCCGTCGTCCAGCGTGACGGTGAAGTGGCCCGGCCGCTCGGCCCCGGCGGTGTCCAGCCGCTCGGCGATGCTGACGGACAGGCCCTGGCGCAGGGACCCCACGGCCCAGGCCACGGCCTGCGGCGTCGCGCGGGTGCGGCTGTCGATGTAGCCGCCGAACCGGGTGCGTAAGGCGGCGTCGGCCTCTGCGTCCAGCCCGCCCTGCAAGGGTCCGTCGTTTAGCACGGCGTCGATGCCGGGGATGGCGGTGGCGAGCTGCACGATGGCGCCGGGCCGCACGTTGCCGGCGGCGCCCGGCGCAAGGGCGCGGACGGGCAGGGCGAGGTCGGTGGCGCCGGCCGCCATGGCGTAGGCGCCGCCGGTCCAGGCGGGGTTGGCCGGGTCGGCGGCCACGGCGAAGCTCAGCGGCTGCGGCCCGGCCGTCCGCACCAGCGCGCCCACCGGGACGGACGCCGCCAGGCCCGGCACCCCGCGGCTGAACCGCACGGCGCCATAGGCCGCCACCCCCGCCAGCCGCTGCAACCCGAAGTCGCCGACCCAGGTGTCCAGGTCCGCCCCCTGGCTGGTGGAGGCCCGCGTGGTCGCCAGCACCTGCAGGATCAGCCACTGGACCCACAGCCCGACGGAGGCGTTGGCCTCCAGGATGGCGCGCAGCACCGATCCGACGGACAGGTCGATCAGCCCGGCGGCCCCGCCGCGCACCGCCGCCGCCTGGGTCCGCACCAGGGCGGCAAAGTCCTGCAAGGGAAGCTGCATGGCGCGTTACCCCGGAAGTTGGAGGGTGAGGGTCCGCGCCTCCGCCGTCTCGGCGTCGGCATAGCGGACCTGGACGGACAGGGTGCCGCCCGGGTCGGACTGCACGTCGATGACCGGCTCCGGCTCGGGCGCCACGGCAGCTTCGCGGAGCATCTGTTGGCGGACCAGGGCGCGTATGGCGGCGGGGTCGGCGGGCTGGCCGACGAAGCGGGCAAGGCCGGCGCCGTAGCCGGGCTGCCACAGGTAGTCCCCGGGGTTGGTGAGCAGGCGGCGCAACACCCGCTCGGTGCCGAGCGCCGGCCCGGCGGTGGCGGCGAGGTCCCCGGTCGGCGAGGCGCGCAGGTCGCCGCCCCAGGCGTGGTGGAGGTCTGGCATTGCGGGTGCTCCGGGGGCTGGAGGCGTCAGGGGCGCAGTGTCATGCGGCCTTGCGCTATGACCCTTGTGTTAGGGCATCGTCATTGCGAGCCGCTCTGGCGGCGCGGCAGTCCAGGGGCCGTCATCGCAGTCCTGGCCGCCCCCCCATGCCGCGGCGCAAGCGCGCCTCGCAACGACAAGGGATGGTCACGGTCGGACAGGCCGGCCTTGCCGATGTGCGGCACGAAGTCGGCGGGGTAGCCGCGGCCAACCGCGACTTGGACAAGCGCCTTAGACAGGCACTCGTCGATCAAAAGCCTTTGCAGCGCCTATGGGCGGCAGTCGCGGGCCGGCGCCACCCCGGGCCGAATGTGCCATCCGCCCAGGCCTTGACGGCGCCGCGCCAGTCTGCGGGCAGGGTGGGGTAGTCGTCCATGATGTCCTAGTCGGGATACCCGTGGAGCAGAGAATCCACCAGAGTCGCCGCGGGAACCCGCGTGCCGCCCACGACCGGCGTGCCGCCCAGGATGGCCGGGTTCACCACGCGGGGGGTGGCGTTGTCGGCAACGTTAGGCCGGATGGTGAGAGGGTGCATGACGCCTTTCATGAAAGCAATGTGCTTCACGCAGGCTACGTCTTTAACGCCATCTGAATGGACGCTGAACCCAGCCGCGGACATGGCGGCTCAGCCCAGCGCGCAGACAACCGTTCAGCCGGGCCGCGACGGTCTGCACCTCGGCGGCACGAAACGGGTCATACGGGCGGCCTGTCACGCGGAAGTCGCCGCCGGTCATGGCATCGATAAGGCTGATTATCAGGTCGTCGAGGTCGGCAATGACCAGCCGCTCATCCTGAATATACAGCGCACCGATCAGTTCCTGGATGCGGCTCTGGCGACCCACAAGCTCGTATTCGGCCAGGCGCAACAGAACGCGGGCCGTATCTGTGTCGCCCTCCGTCAACCAGTAGGAGGTCGCCTTGTCAGCAGCGTTGTTGATTTCGCTGCACAGGCCGTCGATGGAAGCAGCCAGGCGGTCGGTAATGTAACGCCGCCGCTGGACGCCAAACGCCACCATCGATCCGAGGATTGCGGACCCGAAGGTGACGACGGGGACAACCCAAACGGGCAGCACGCCGCTGAACGGAGCCTCTAGCCTTGTGGCATCATCTCCTGCGCGCGCCGCATGTAGCGTTCGACAAGCATCTGCTGCGGCTTGAACAGGTGTTCCTTAGCAAGCACCTGCAGCAACCGTGCAACGTCCTGCTGTGCGATCACGCCGCGGCGAACGAGGCCTCCGAAGACCTCCTCCAGGAACGACGAGCCGTAGCCAGACACGCCGTCCAGCTCGACCACGACCTGCTCGTTCCGGGTCACAGCATCCAAGAGCCGGGGGACGAGGATGTCGTCCCGGAACTCCTCACCGCTATACGGCCCGTCCTTGCGGTAGCGCCCACCAGGCGCGGCCGCATAGTCTTTAACCCGCAACGTCGTCATCTCGCACCGTCCTGCTCATCGAAGAAGAACGCTCCACTCAACCAGGGTTCCGGAGATAGGAGCACGATGATGGTTGACATATGGTCTCTGATTGGGTCGGAAGACAACCTCCCCGTATCTGCTTAGGATTCGTAGGCGCCCATCCTGGCAGGCGTCAACGAACTCTCGCATCTGCGCCAACCCATGTCCACGACCGGATAAGCCAGTTGACGTGGAAGACTCCTCCACCGCAGCCTCAATCGCATGTCCATCCCATCGTGGAGACCCCGCCTCATGGGTCAGTTGTAGCCGCTGTGCCATCTCTATAACGCGGCGTTTCACTCCCGGATAGTTCGCCCAGTCTGGCAAGCTCACCGGGATCGTCGTCCCTTGGTCATACACTGCAGCAGCAGTCCAACCGGCATCGCGATCCACAGCACCTGTCATCCACCAGCGCCCAACGTGCGGTGCGATGTATGTTCCGTTTGCAGGATAGGCATGGTGGACAACGTTTCCGACTGCCTCGGTAAGCGCCCCAAATAGGCCCATTGTCTTAGCTTGATCAGGGTGATCCGAGGCAGGAAAGAGAAGCTTCAAGCTCTCCACAAGGTCATTGATCGCAACTGGATCGTGAGTTCTGCCGGTCCTCATGCGCAGCACAGCCGTGCCACCAACATCTGTCGATGTAGCATCGCCATCTACAATGCCAAATAGTGCCAAGAAGCCAATTCCCTGCAGCATGGTCCGAACCGACGTATCCCATGCAGGTATGTTCACCAGGGCCTGAGGCTTCTTGGCGATCTCTCCGACCCGGTCGTACTCCGCTGCCAACACTAGAGCTGCTGCTGGGGTGATCCGCTTGATGCATTCAAGTGCTTTGTAACTACCCGTGCTAATCTGCCGACGGTTTCCTATTCGACGTAGCCTGAGCTGCGTGCCGCCTCTTATCGGCGTGAACAGCCGATTGCGAACCTGCGCGAGAGCCTCGACGGTGCCTTGACAGTCCTCGTCAAAACATAGGACTTCGGGCATAGGCTCTGCACGTCCCGCCGGTGCGACAAAGGAACTTCCAGCCACAAGGACTTGTATCAGCTTCGGGTGAAGCTTTCGCGATTTGCGTTTCGCCTCATAGTGTCTGCGTCGTGCGAACCAGCGGCGGCGGCGCTCGGTGAGGAGCTTCATCAGGCAAGCACTCAACAGACATGAACCATCCGCATGACACGGACGACGGTCTCCTACTAGAGCCTATTAGCGGAAATTGTTCCTGTCACAGTAGTTGCTATGGAATGGCAGGTTGGCAGGCTACCCCTAATCCTGCGGCACCGCCGCCAAGGTCTTGCCGCCCTGCGGGTCCGCGTGGGTGTGCGCGTTGTAGCGCCCGCGCAGCCGGTCCAGTGACCCCGTGCGGTCATACACGTCGCCATCGACGTGCAGGTCGCCCCGCACCGACACCGTGCCGTCGTTCAGCAGGCGCAGCCAGGAGCCGCTTTTGTGCGTCAGCCACAGCTCCCCCACCGGGGCGGCCGGCGCCTGGGCCTTGCTGCTCCACGCGCGGCCGGCGATCACGCCGTGCTCGGCGTCGCCCTCCTGCGCCAATACCAGCACCTGGTCGCCCGGCGACGGCGGGCAGCTCAGGCCCCAGCCTGCGCCTACCCAGGGGCTGAGCAGCGGCAGCCAGCCCGTCAGCACGCCCTCCGGCTGCAACTGCACCCGCGCCGTGCCGGCCTGCGGATCGACGGACGTGACAACCCCGAACCGCGGCTGCCCGGCGGCGGCGTCCTGCGCCGCGGTGTGGCCCTTGATGGCGTTGATCAGCTTATCCATCGGCCAACCCCTGTAGCGTGACACGTTGCGAGAAGCCGCGACGCGCATCCAGGTGCCGGCTGATGTCCGACACCGCCAGCACCCGGTCCCACCCGGCGCCCGCGCCTTGCAGCGCCACCCGGCTGCGCGCGGTCAAGGACAACTCGCCGGGCATCGTCACGTGCGCGGCCCATTCGTGGCGGCGCAGGTCGGCCAGCGTCCGGTCGGCCAGGCGTTGCGCCTCGTCCGCCGATAGGTTCGGGCGCACCAGGCCGTGCAGGCGCGCGCCCGACCCGGCGGACGCCTCCACCGCCGACGCGCCCCGGCTGCCCCAGCTCCGCACCTGCACGCGCAGGTCCGCCAGGGCCAGGCAGTGCTCCACTTCCAGCGCCACGCAGCCGCCGACTGGCAGCGGCACCGGGGCGTCGGTGGACGGCGGGCCGAAGTGCAGGCGGGGGCCGTCCATGAACAGGTCGAACCCCTCCTGCCCGGCTAGGGCCGCCAGCAGATCCCATTCCGTGGCCGCACGGGCGTGGCCCACCGTCAGCCTGTCCCGCTCGTTGCCATACAGGCGGCCGATGGGCGTGCTGGTCGTGGTCACGTCCGCATCCAGGCCGTGCCGGGCGGCGAAGGCGGTGGCGACCTCGCTGCTGGTGCGGTTGGCGAACGTCTCGTCCGTCCGGGCCTCCACCAGCGCGGCGGACAGGTCGCGGCCCTCCACGTCCAGGGTGCCGCGGATCGGGTCCAGGTGCAGGCTGTCGGCGATGCCGAGCAGCAGGCTGGTCCAGCCGCCGTCCAGCCCGACCTGGATGTCCAGCCGCCCGGCCAGCGCCGCCGGATCCAGGCCGCGGGCGGCCAGGCGCAGTCGGAAGCGGTCGGCAGCGAGGTGGTTGTTGGTGCTGATGTCGGCGGACAGGGCGCCGGGCAGCGCGGCGCCGTCCGCCAGGATGCGGAGCCGGGGTTGCCTAAGCTCCAAAGCCACCCCCTGCGCTGGTGTCGCGCTCCGGCAGGCGCAGGGTTTGCAAGCCGTCCAGCACCGGGTCGTCCAGGCCGTTCAGGGCGGCGATGCGGTTCCATTGGGTGGCGTCGCCAAGCTGCTCCAGCGCCAGGCGGAACAGGTCCCCGCCGGCCATCGTGATGATCCTCATGCGGCCCCCAGGGCATTGGTGAAGGCGCGGGCGGTGGCCAGCCGTGCGGCCAGCCCGGCGGCGGCCAGCACGCCCGCCAGGTCCGGCGCACCCAGCCCGGCGCCGGCAGCGGCCAAGCGGTCCTCCAGCCCCGGCCCGGCGCCCAAGGCCACGGTTTCCTCCGCCGTGGGCGCCAGCGGCAGCAGCTCCGGCGCCGCCAGGTCGCCCTCGGCCAGCACGCACGCCGAGATGCGGTAGGGCAGCCACCAGGGGTTGGTGCTGTCGGCCTCGAAGCGGGAGACGATGGCGGTGTAGCGCCAGCCGTCCCACGCCAGCGGCCAGGCCAGGCCGCCGCGGCGCAGCCGGTCCAGCGCGCGCGCGCGGCTGGCGGCGTCCGGGCCGGACAGGATGCCGGACCACGCCAGCTCCGCATCGTCGGCGCCCATGGCGTCCACGACGCGCGCGCCGCCCGGCAACTGGTGCACGGCCAGGCGCTGGCGGCCGCCGAGGGTGATGCTTTGCGGGACCTCGAAGGACTGGAACAGGATGGGGCCGAGGGTGAGCATGGGGTGCTCCTTGGGTGGGTGGACGCGGCGGCGGTCCATCACCCGTCATTGCGAGGCGCGCTTGCGCCGTGGCAATCCAGGGGCCGGAAGCGCGGTCCTGGCCGCCCCTGGATTGCCGCGCCGCAAGCGGCTCGCAATGACGGTTTCTATTGTGACCCGGCGGGCGTCCAGGCCGGGGACTGGCGGGGGTCGAAGCCGGTGGTGCCGGCACCTGGCCGGGCGGCGTCGCGGCCCATGCGGTCGGCGAGCCAATGGCCCACGAGGCGGCCGTCCAGCACCACGTCGCCACCGCGCTGCCCGCCGTCCTGTGTCGGGGGCGGCGGGGCGGCGGGGCGGGCGGCGAAGGGGGCGGCGGCGGGCATGGCGGGCGTGGGCGCGACGGGAACCATGGGCGCAGCGGGCGGAAGGCGGGGCAGCAGGGGCGGCATGGCGGCGCGGATTGCTGTGGGCGGCGCGGTGGGCAGCGGGGCGGTTGGCGCCGGCGGCATCGGGGCGGCGGGGACTGGCGCTGCCGGGCTGGGCGCAGGCTGGGGCAGCAGCATCGCGACCTCGACGCGCGGCGCGGCCGGGCGGGCGGTGGAGGGCGGCGCCCGGGGTGGCACGGACGCTGCCGGGCTGGCCGGGGGGGCGGCGGCGATACGAACCACCTGGGCTGGAGCCGGGGCAGCAGATGGCGGCCCGGCAGGCGGCGCGGGTGCGGCCTGGACCAGGCCCGGCGTGGCAGGGGCCGGCGCGGCGGCATCGGCGCGCGGCATGGGCAGCACGGCGGGCGGCAATGCAGGTGCGGCAGCGGCCACGCGCACTGGCGGGATGCTGGCCGGTGCGGCGGGCGCGGGCGCCGCGGCAACACCAGGCGCAGCAGGCGCTTCGGCGGCGCGTAGCCCGGGCAGCGCAGGCGGCACGGCGGCTTCCGCCGCCGGTGCCGCCACAGCAACCGGCCCCGCCGTGCGCGCCGCCACAGCCGCGGCGGCCTGGGCCTGCCCCATGAACGCCTGCAAGCGCGACGCGCTGGCGGCCACGGCGGCGTCCAGCGCGGACAGCTCGCGGATGATGACCTCCAGCCCGGCGCTCACGCCGTCCTGCAAGGCCAGGTTGATGCCGATCTCGTAGGCGTCGATCATCGCGGGTCCTCTCTGGGTCGCAATCGGCTCATGCATGGGGCGGGGCGGGGCGGCGTGGGAAGCTGCTCGATCCGCAGCACCAGGGTGTCGGCGCCATACGCCGCTACCCCGTCCACGCCATCGCCGCCCAGTCCCACACCAGCCCGTCCATCTGGCCGATCACGATCACCCATGCCATCCGCTCCTGCGCCTCAAGGCTGAACGCCACATCCAGCGGTACCCCGTTGCGGACCAGGAACAGGCAGTCCACCAGGTCCGCCTGCCCCACCAGGCCACGCAGCGCCGCCGGGTCGGGCGCCCCGGCGGCGCGCATCAGTTTGGGTCGGACAACGCCTCGCCAACCGCCGCCAGCCCGGCATCGCCGAGCCGCGCCACCAGCGCCTCAACCTGCGCCTCGGTGGCGGCCACCGGCACCGGCACCCCGTCGATGGCCTGCACGCAATAGGCGAGCATGGCATAGCCGACATAGCGGTCGTTGGCCGACAGCGCGGGGCCGAGCGCCTTGAACAGCCGCAGCCGGTCCAGCGCGCCGGGCCGGCGCACCTCCAGCACGCGGCCTGCGGCGTCGGTGGCCTGCAACGGGCGGCCAGCCTCGGCGATGATGCGGTCGGATGGGGTGTCCATGGGGGTCCTTTCAACAAGGGACCGTCATTGCGAGGCGCGCTTGCGCCGCGGCAATCCAGGAGCCGCAAGCGGCTCGCAATGATGGGAAGCTAAATCCGCTTGCGCCGGCTGGCGAAGAAGTCCAGGCGCTGGCGCACCGGCGCGTCGCCCTTCCAGGCGCCGGCGTTGGTCAGCTTGAACACCGCCGCCTCGAACTGGTACGTGCTCGTGCTGCCGTCGCTCTCGCTGATGTACTGATACAGCGTCGCACCCTGGATCAGCCCCTGGGTGTGCCAGGCCTGCTCGATCCCGGCGATGAAGTCGTCCGCCGCCGGGCTGCCGCGCTCCAGGTCGAAATGGCCCTCCCAGCCCTTCGGCAGTTCGGCGGCCAGGTGCACGCCGTCCAGCCGGTCGATGCGGACGGGGTGGGTCATCTGCCGGCTCTCGAAGCCGGTCACGTGCGTCAGGTCGATGCGCGCGCCGGCCTGGCCGGCATTGGCCGGGCCGATCACCACAAGCTGGCAGTCGCGCCCAGTGGAGAATGTGTTTGCTGGCATGGCCTGGCCCTCCCTAGATCACTTGCCCGGCGGGCAAGGTCTGCCGCGTGACCTGCACGGTCTGCCCGCCCTCCAGGTTCACGATGAAGCGCTCGTTGATCGCCTGGTACTGCACCTGCGCGTCGGACTGCACGTAGCCGAGCGACACGCGCGCCGCCGGGTTGTTGCTCGCGTCGCACACCACGCTGAACGGCAAGGACCCGTCCACCGTCCCCAGGATGCCCTGGCCCAGCAGCGCCTGCAGGAAGCTCAGTTGCGTGCTGCGTATGCGGCGGAACAGCCCGGCGTTGATGACCTGGCCGACATACTGGCCCATCCCCGCCTGCAAGGTGCGGGCGATGTAGTTGGTCAGCCGCGTGTAGTTGTCCCCGTTCGTGGCCGCATTGCTGCTGCTGTTGTGCCCGCCGCGCACGCCCCAGAAGCTGCCGCCGGGCTGCGGGTTGGCGATCACGTCCAGGCCCCCGCCCAGCAGCGCCGCCAGCTCCGCCGTGCTGTAGCCGGTGCTGGCCGCGCTGCCCGGCACGCCCGCGCGCTGGGTGCCCACCACGCCATACAGCGGCTTGTTGAGGCTGCTTTGCTCGGGGCTGAGGTTCGCCAGCCGCCCGGCCACGAAGCCCTGCGGGCTGACGAGGCGTATGGTGCCGGCCACGGGGTCGTTCCAGTACACCCAGTCGCCGAACATCAGCTTGGCCGCCGGGCTGTCCAGCCCCGCCGCCTGCTTCGCCTGGACCGCCGTGCCGATGGCGTCCCCGCCGGGGCCGGTCAGGATGGCATACAGCCCCTCCTGCACCGCAAACCCGGCCTGGGTGGGCCACCAGCCCGGGTCGTCGGCATCGGCCAGCACCAGCAGGCTGCACCCCTGGCCGCGCAGCGCGAACATGCCCCGGCGCGGCAGGCCGTCCTGCCCCACAAGCAGCGCCGCCGACACGCCGGCCGCGCCGTCCGTGCCGTTCAGCAGGCTTTGGCCTTGCAGCACCGCGGGTGCCGTCGTGGTGGCACTGCCCAGGCTGGCCACGCACAACTGGCTCGGCCCGCGCAGCGCCCCGGTGCCGAGGTTCACGGCGTTCACCAGGTTCTGCCACAGGGCGGCAGGCGTCGGCGCGGCCAGGTTGTCGAACGTCTCCGCCACCTGGCCCGGCAGCCCCAGCGTCAGCCGCCAGGACCCCGCCGCCGAACCCGGCGTCAACGCCAGCGCCACCCCGTTGCCGGTGCTGCCGGTGTATCGCGCCGTCAGCAGCACGGGGTAGCCGCCATTGGCATAGAACAGCGCGTAGTTGGCCGCCGCGTCCGTCCCGTCCGTCACGCGCACGCAGCGGAACGCCTGCGCGCCCTGCTGCACGGCGGTGGCGACGGGTGTGCCCATGTCGAAGCGCCGGGCCTGGATGGGGCCGAAGCTGCGGGCGTAGTCGGCCATGGTGCCCACCGTGACGGGCTGGTTCACCGGCCCCCAGGTGGCGGAGCCGACGACGCCGATGACGTTGGTCGGCACCCCGTTCAGCACCAACCCCTGCGGCGGCACGATCTGCACGTACAGGTCCGGCACGACGAGGGCAGTGGTGTTCAGGGTGCCCGCTTGCACGATCGGCATGGCTCAGATCTCCTGCGGGGGATGGATGCGGACGACGCTGTCCCGGTGCTCGCCGGCCAGGATGGCGGCGGCCTCGTCCGGGTCGGTGATGGTGTCGCCGGGCCGGTGCGGCCCGAACGGGCGCACGACGATCAAGTGGGGCATGGGCGGCTCCTTCTGTTCTGTTCTGCTCCCTCTCCCTCCGGGAGAGGGTTGGGGTGAGGGGGTCTTGGCCGCGCAGGGCATCGTTGGCCCCGGTCGGCACCGGTCTTGGGTGGCGTCTTACGCGGGTGGGGGCGGTGCCGAACGACCCCCTCACCCCGACCCTCTCCCGGAGAGAGAGGGAGAAGCGGCGCTATCCGGTCTCGGCCCGGCCATCGGCCGTGGCGGTACCCCACAGCATCGCGGGCAGGTCCTGGGTCAGCACGGTCGGGTATTCGACGGATTGCACGAGGTCCCGGCGCCATATGCCGGCGGCAGCGCCGTCGTCGGACGTGACGCCGCCCGCGGCGCGCAGCCGGCAGGCCCAGCCTCCCACGTCCAGCACCGGGGTTGCGGCCAGGGCCACCTCCAGCGCGGCAGCCAGGCGGTCGCGCACGTCTGGCGCCGGGCACCACAGCGTCAGGCGCATCGGCTGGACCTGGCGGCGCAACTCCGTGCCGCCATGCCCGTCGGCGACGACGCGGGCCAGGATGCCGCGCCCGTCCGGCAGCAGGATGGTTGCGCCCTGTAGTTCGGCGGGCCGGTCGGCGCGCACCAGGGCGGCCAGCATCGCCGCCGCGGCGCCGGGCGTGTCGCCGTCCTGCAACCGGCAGGCATAGGCCACGCCGTCCACCCGCACGCCCGCCACCTGGCCCGATGCGGCGGCGCCGGTGAAGCGCACGGCCTGGTCGTCCACAACGGCGCTCAGCGTGGGCATCGGCACCACGCCCGTCCAGTCCGCCGGGTAGCGCGTGGCGTCCCGCGCTGCGCCGCCGGGTGTCACCGTCACATGCGCCAGCCCGGCGGCCAGGTCGGCCTCCAGCGACGCGGCGCGGGGCCAGCCGCGGTAGGCGCGGACGTCGGCCGGGTCGTCCTGCAGGGTGGCAGCGGCGAGGGCGGCCAGAGCTTGCTCGATGTCCGACTGGTCCGGCATCACGCGCCCACCTGGCGGGCGTGCAGGCGCCAGCCCAGCTCGGACAGCTCGGCCGCGCCCACCACGTAGGTGCGCCCGGCGTCGTCCGTCACGCTGTCCCCGGTGCGCGTCGCCGGCGCGCCGAGCGGCAGCAGGATGTGGAAGCCGGACAGCGCGCCGTCCGCCGGCAGGCCGAAGCCGCGGCCCGAGCCGCCGGCCGTGACCTGCGCCGGCCAGCCCTGTAGTACTGGGTCGGGCGGTGCGGCCCCGCCATAGCCGCCCAGGCCCGGCGCCCTCGGCCCGGCAGGGCGCACGGCGGAGACCGTCGCATTGGCCAGCACGCACAACGGGCGATACAGCGGCGGCAGGTGCGCCACGAACAGGGTGCCGCGCGGCCCCCGCAGGATGTCGCCGACGCGCAGGTAGGCGCTGTCGAGGGTGGCACGCAGCGCGCGTTCGTATCCCGCAGGCCGCCGGTACCCGGGATCCCCACCGTCGAAGGCGGCGGGCAGGCGCAGGAACCGCCCCTCGGGCCGCAGCGGGTCGGCGCCGGCCGTGCTGCCATTGGGGCGGTAGGCGTCGTAGGGCAGGCCGAACACCCGCGCCGCGGCGCCCATGCCACGGCTGAGCCGGTCCTGAAGCAAGGTGCCGTCCATGTGCGTCCTTGTGGAAGGGGGTTCCGTCATTGCGAGGCGCGCTTGCGCCGTGGCAATCCAGGGGCGGTCAGGATCGTACCTACGGCCCCTGGATTGCCACGCCGCAAGAGCGGCTCGCAATGACGAGGTTCTTTCGCCAAGTCCGGCCCGGTCACACCACCAGCGCGACCGTGTTGCCGCCGGCGCGCAGGTCCGGGCCGGGCTGCACGCCCAGGAACCCGGCCAGGCGGCGGCGCCAGCTGTCGAACAGGCGCTCCCGGTCCTGCAGCTCGGCGGGGTTGCGGACCCAGCCGGCGGCGCTGGCGGTGTCCAGGCCGTCCGCCGCGCCGGGGATCGCCGCCTCCAACGCGGTCAGCGTGCCGAGGTAGCCGCGCAGCACGCCGATCTCGCTGTCCGACAGGGTCTGCAACCGCACATCGACGGCGGCGGCGGCCTGGTAGAACCACCAGCCGCCATGCGCGCCCCGCGCCGCGCCGAACGCCCCGTAGCCGAGGTAGCGTCGGCAGTCCGTCAGCTCGGCGTCGGTCAGCATCGCGTCACCCCACGTGCTCAATGATCGCCGCCCGCTTGAATGCCGCATTGGTGGCGGTCGGCACGACTGAGGGGTTGGTCAGGGTGTCCGACGGGGCGCAGAAGCCGCCGATCCAGTACCAGCTTTGCGCGATGATCTGCTGCAGCCGGTCGATGGGTTCGCGCGTCACCATAGCGATGCCATCGACCATGCTGACGACGCTATCCGGCGGGGCCACGTCCGGCGCGGTCATGCCGGCGAAGTCCCCCTCGATCAGCGCGCCCTGCCCGACCACGATGGGCCGGCGCACCACGGCGCCCGCGATGCTCGGGTGCGGCTGCACATAGGCCTCGGTGGTGGGCACGAAGCGCAGGCCCAGGAAGTCGTTGACCATGCCACGGCGGAACACCTGGTTGGCACTGGTGGCGCCGGTGAACAGCCGCTGGAAATCCTGGTCGGCGAACAACTGCCGGGCCGACACCGGATCGAGATAGCAGTTGTAGGCGCCATCAATTTCCGGAACGGCGTTCATCCGCAGCTTGGCGACGGCATCCAGCAGCGGCCCCATCGCCAAGGTGTCCCCGGCCTGCAACGCCGCCGTGGTGGCCCGCCCGCCAGGCCGCAGCACGACGGAGGCGTTGGCCGCCTGCACCGGGCTGCCCAGCGCGCCGTCGCCCACGCTCACGTTGGTGGACAGGGTGAGTGTCCCCGACACGCCGCCCGGCGCCGTGCTGGTGTTCACCGCATCCATCGTGGTGCCGACGATCACATAGACGCCCACGCCGATGGTGGCCGTGAGCGTGGTGGTGGCCCCCACCGGGGACTGCACGCCGTTCACGAAGGCCGTGGTGAAGCCGCGCAGGTCATCGACCGCCACCGTCGGCCCAGCCGACCCCAGCGCCACCCGCACCCGGGTGTTGCCGCCGAAATAGGGCGCGAACAGCGCGTTGCGTGCCAGCTCGTCCAAGCTGCGCGCCGCCTGCTCCCCATTGATCGCGGCGTTCTGCAGGAACTGGCTGGCGATGCCGACGCGGCTGGTGACGACGTTGAGGTCGGTGGTGGCGGCGTAGTGGTTGAGGGTGATGGTGAACTGCTCCACCCCCCAGCCCGTCGGCACCAGGCCGTTGTCGAGGTTGGTGTTCGTCTGCGGCGGCACCGGGCTGGTGACGCTGGGCTTCAGCCCGGCGCGCGTCTTGGTCAGCGTCTCGCCGATGCCGACCGCGAAATCCTGCCGGTCCGCGCAAGCGCGGTAGCCCAGCCGGGACTGCATGGCCTGCTGGAACTCACGCTCCAGGAAGCCCTGCTGCAGGATGGGCTGCAGGATGGCGGGGAAGCTCTGGATGCCCATGGGGATGCCTTTCGTGCAACGCCAAGCGCCCGGCGCGGCGGGTGCCGGGCCGGGTTGGATGGGGTGGGTGGTGCTATCGGCTGGGGCGGGTTGTCAGCCAGCCCCCGTCATTGCGAGGCGCGCTTGCGCCGCGGCAATCCAGGGGCGGCCGGGCCTGCGCTGGCGGCCCCTGGATCGCCGCGCCGCAAGAGCGGCTCGCGATGACGGATGCCCCTTGCCTTCTAGCCGGATGGCGCTGCACGTCAGCGGCGCCATCATGGGTTTGTCATGTCCATTTGTTGGGGCGGGTGGGCAAGGACTATTTTCGTTGTTGGCGAAGAATATCCTAGCCTCGTTTGGATGGGTCGGCCTACCAACCGAACCAGGGGCTGTCGTGGATGTTCGGCGCATGACCGCGGGCCTGCCACTCGTCCCGTATGCGGTCCAGCACAGCTGAGGCCTGGTCCGGCCAGGGCTGCCATCCTTCGGGGTCATAAGGGGATGACCCGGCGCGAACGCCCTTGGCCAAGAGAACTTCGACGATCTCAAGCGTCTGTATTTGGGCCGCCTCGCCGTTCCCGACCCTCTCCTCAACCAGCTTGGCGATCCACCACAGGCCAACCAGGTCGCCATCCGGTGCTGGGAGCGCTTCGGCAACGATGTCGGCAAGGTGGGTGGTCATGGACGTGCATCCTGAACAGCGGTGGCCGTGCCGCTTCACCGGCTGGTGCTGGCCCCCAGGCTTGGCCGCCCGAACCAAACGATGTCCGGGATGCTTGGCGTGTGCCCAAGCCGCTCCCACTCCCGCCGGATGCGGTCGCTGACATACTGCGTGTCCTGGTTGGGCCACGGCTCCCACTCACCGCCATGAAACGGAGGATCGCCGGCAAGCAGGCCCCTGTTCATCAAAGCCTGAACGACGGACAGGCAGGCTCCCTGGATAGCACCTCCCTCACCGACCTGATCCCCAACCAGTTTCACGACTTCCCAAAGGCCGACAACGTCATCATCAGCCTCCAAATACAGGTCATCAACGATCTGGGTGAACTCCGGCGTTGTGAGCGTTCTCATCGTGCAGTCTCCGGGAACTTGAGCTTCCTGATATTCACGCCGGATATGACGACGTCCACAGTCGGAGGACCGCTCTTCGACGAGGGGCGATAGTTGATGACGCTTCCATCCGGCGTCCTCACGATCCTGCCTTTGTAGCCAGGCGGTGTGATGTCGGTTCCACCACCTTTGGTCAGCCGGTCAAAAAGCTCACGGGCGCCTGTGTCCCCACCCGGAAGCACCCGGATGTCAGGGCTTGTTCCAGGCTCGCCCACCCTCTGTCCGTCCGGCTTCAAGACCTCCACCGGTGTCTCGCCCTCGCGTGGCGGAGGCAACGGCACCGCAGCGACTATAGCCGGACCCTGCGGCGGCGTAGTCTGGCGGGGACGATGGCCCGGCTGCGGCGTGTCGGCCTGCCGTGCCATTAAATACATCAGGCCGAGACCCAGCAAAATGCCAGCGGCGCCGGCTTCCGTATCTGCGAAGCCAACACTGATGACGGGCGGCGTACCATCAGAACCAGCCGAGCGACCGGCATCAGCGCCATCCATCCTCAGCCGCTTTGCCACCGCCGCCCCAACCGCCTCCGCCGTTCCAGCCCCCTCTGCCGCCGCCACCGGCGCCAGAAACGGCCGCGGCGGCACATGCACCGTCCCTAACTCCTGCGGCGCGGCCGCCGGGTCGCTGCTGCCCACCGTGGCCTGCAAGCCCTCGCTCACATGCCCGATGCTGGCCTGCAACGCCCCGGTCTGACGCCAGGGTTGCCCATGCGCGCCGCCCGGCTGGGTGCCGAGCAGGTCGCGCACCCCCGCCGCCAGCGCGTGCGCCTGCCCATCCAGCGCGGTGGCCATCGTGCCGGCCGGGTCGGCGGCGCGCAGGCGGGCCAGCACCTCCGCCAAGCCCCGGACCGCGATCACCCGCCACGCCGCAGCAGCTCGGCCCGTGCCGCGCGCCATTCATCCACGCCCATGTCCATCGCCGAGCGCGGCGCGGCGGGCGCGGCGGGGGGAGGGACGGCGCCGCTGCTGCTGCTGGCGGCCCCCTTGCCGAACAGCCAGGGCTTGTCCTGGCGCAGCCGGGCCATCAGCGCCGGGCCGCCGTCCAGCGCGCCCGTGTCGGTCAGGGTCAGCGCCGCCGGGTCGATTAGGCGCACGCCGTCCAGATCGACCATGCCGGCGCGCACGGCCTCGGTCCGCAGCTCGGATTGCAGCAGGCGGGCGCGCAACGCGGCGTTCTCGGCGGCGAGATCAGGCTGGGTATCGTCGGTCATGCTGGCGTCTCCTCATCGAGTTCAGTGCCGGGCCAGTCGGCGGCCAGCAGGCGGCGGGCGGCGGCGCGTGTGAGCAGGCCGCCTTGCACCAGGGACAGCACGGTGGCGGCATCGCGCGCACGGTCCTCGCTGGTGGCGGGATACCAGGGCGGCCACACCAGGCGCAGCCCGGCATCCGGGTCCAGCGGCGGCAGCGCCCGGCCGCCCGC